AGCCATCGAAGTAAATGGGCGACATCAATTCCTCCTCGAAATTCATCCACAACAATGTTTTCCTGATCTTGATAACCATCCCAAAACTTGGTCCGGGGATCCTTGCAGTAAGCTTCCATGCCGGCTTCTTCCCAGGCTCGTCTAGATTTTCCAGTCCCAGTCTTTCCCCAGAAGACAAAGCACTCTCGGACCATGCCAACACATCGAGAATAATCACTTGCAATAGATCGTATGGACCTATAATTGACAACTCGAACATTTGGTGGGATCTGAGAAAGGGCCCCGGACTGAGCGGCGGTCCATACTGATTCCCATTCAATCTTCGAATTGCGGGAGAAGGGCTTGGCTCCGAGTTCAAATTGAGTTCCGGCGATTCTTGTCTCTTCCTTTTGGCAATAGGAGTCGGCGGCGGAGGACCTGGACAGCTCGGCATGAACGTTTCCGAAAACGGATCTGACTCCGTTAAGAGACTGTTTCGATTTGAATGCGACCATAATTTGCCAATGCAAGTATCCAGAGTCATTTCCGGATTCCAACTGGCCAACGATGTAGATGCACTGAGGGGGGAGGTAAGGGAGGAATTCATATTGAGGGATAGTAAGTAGCCAAAATATTCCTTGTCTTCGTGTCATACAAATATTGGCTCCTTTATATACTTTTATATATGAAACTTTTACTTAGGCTACGAAACCACGTGGTGTGGCTTGAAACGTGTGTGTTAACGCGCGGGGGGGGCCCGCTTCGCGGGCCCACATGCAACATGCAACCCTACAACTAGGTCACTTCGCTTACGATAATAGACCAGACCACGAGTGGTCTCCAGGGCAGACACTGTATACGATGTGGGGGGAACAGACCCCGACCTACCCTAAATGCTAGGTTGTTAACGGGGGGGACAGGCCCTACCTACCCTAAATGCTAGGTTGTTAATATTATTTATTTTATTTATTTTATTTTATTTATTTTATTTATTTTTAACCTAATACCCCGCGCTCTAACCGGTCACACAACACAGCCACACTGAGAATTGAGAACGGCGTTAGTAAGTAATACAACGCCGATCGATTCTCAGTCACGTGACCACGTGGTTTATGCAACATTATTAAACTCAGAAGCAGCATACCCAGGCTGCATATTTCCATTTTTAGTAGTAACTAATGAAGCACCAGCAATATGCTGACACTCATAATGAACAGTAATGTTATTAGCACTCCCAGAATTTAATTCTTCTTCAAGACACACTAATTGAGATTTTCCAAAACATTGTTTGGTTTGAGTATCTTGAGTATTGTATCGCAATTTATAAAGAACATTATTAAAATATCCTTTAATATCAGAACCTATAGTCATAGATTTAAGAGCACCTGGATTTAATCGAACATAAGCAGACTTAGTACAATTTTGAAATAACTTTTTAACAGGTGGTTCCTTATATGATGTAACATCAGTACCACCAAACTGAGAAGCACGAGCTAAAATTATTCCCTCATTTTCCATTTGATTTAACCGAATGGGAGTCTCAGCTTTAATTTTTGGAATACCAACACTAAACTGGTACACAGGACCCTTTAAAGGCTGTGTATCAACAGTATCTGTAAAAGTTGAACCGGAAACTGATTTAGTTCTATTTTGAACTACCATATGACTTGACATAGCAATATGCAAAACTTCTTTTTCCATATTCATTTCATATAACAAATGTACACCCTGATACAACCTGACCTTTGTTAAAATACTAGGATTATTGTCCTTTAATTGAGAATCAAGCACAGCATACAAACTAAATCCACTGACAACAAGATTAGTAAGAGTACTAATAGATGAGTCAGCAGGTATAGGAACTGCAACCCTAGATTCACTACCACTGGCTGTTCGCCACTCATAATTAATAATAAATCCTCCATTGGATTGATCAGGCAAAGATAAAGATAATACTTCATATATTGTTTGAGGGTCTAATCGACACCCAACCTTAAACAATTTACGTAACAAAGCACCAGCAACTGCATTAATTACGGCTGCAGCATTCCATGTACTATGACCAACATATACAAGATCAGGATCAGCTACAGCACCAAAAGTTTCTATAATAAAACAAGATCCCTGCTTTTGATACTGATCACGCAAACCTTTAAAAGCATTACCAGCACTTAATTGAAACTTCCCTTGATAAGTTCCAGGCATAAAAGTAGATTCTATTTCTGTTTGGGTAAACATAGAATTTATCGCAGATCCGACTAAATACCCTACTCCAGCAGCTGCAGCAACTGCACCTCCAGTACCAATTGCACCTCCAACAGTAATTGCAGTACCAAGACCTTCGGCAATTTCTGCACCAACAAACATTGATTCCACATTAGGAGCTAATTCTGCAATGGTACCATATAATTCTGACGCAGGTCCTGCAACATGACCAGCACCAACAGCAGCACCAGTATACTGAGCTAACCTACTAGGTCTATATTTTTTATACTCACGCTCATCAAACAAATCAGAAGAATAAGAACCATAACCCTTATATTTAGAATTACTTTTACGTTTCATTTTATTATTAAGCAAACTATCTATCTACGGACACGCTTGGACTTGTACCCTGAATATTTTTTTCTATATCCAGTACGCTTATACATCGGCTTTTTAAAACTCTTTTTAAACTTACTAGGGTACTTACGACTTGTAAAACGAGGACGCTTATAATTAGAAACTCTTCTTTTACCATAAGCCATTTTTATTTTTAAGTAAACTCAGTAACAACTAATCTTCGCATTAAAGCTGCCAAAGTTTCTTCATCTATCATTGGATACCAAACAGTAGGACATAAGTTTGAAGTAATCCATATCTTTTTCGCTACCAAGGGTTTTGATGAACCTTTAATCTCCACTCGGACCGGATATCGATCAAGCCATCGAAGTAAATGGGCGACATCAATTCCTCCTCGAAATTCATCCACAACAATGTTTTCCTGATCTTGATAACCATCCCAAAACTTGGTCCGGGGATCCTTGCAGTAAGCTTCCATGC